AGTGCCACCTACCTTTTCTCTTTTCCTAGCACCGTTTTTCTTAACGGATTCCAAAAAATTTCTTTGATGAACACTAGCTAAATTCATACTTACTGAAGATATGTTTGGGTCATTTGACTTTCCTGCTTTATCTTCATATAACTTTGCTTTTACAAAGTCTATGATAGCAGGATGAAACACATTGTCTACATCTGGAATATCTGTAATAGCTGATACAGAATCTGGCTCAGCATAGTAATGTATAAGAACTCCATTTGTTACTGCTTCATCTATTGGTTTGTACTGACCTTCAAGAGAATGAGTTGTACCAGACGTTTCTCCTCTTGTTGTTACTATAGCTAAATGATTGCCCTTTACAAAGTATGCAATCTTATGTTCTGGATGAGTATAAGTACTTGCCATCAGTCTATGTCCATCGTTAATATTTCACCATTTAATAACCTTGGTATCTTGACATACTCTCCACTAGAATCCATGAAGTCAACTCTAAATACTTTGTTGACATCAATACCAGAGTTAGCATCGCTTAATGTATACCATTGCTGGTCTGCTACTGTAGTTGTCTTTGCATACTCAACCTTAGTTGAATACTTTCCAAGGTCTACTAAACATTCGTTAATTAAATTTATAATATAAGTTTCAGGTGCGTCAGGAAAAACCTGTCTTACCCTACTAATAATCTTTTTTACATTTAGTTTATTTACTGCCATTACTCAGCCTCATTCCATACTGCAATAGTATCTTCCCAGTTATGTATATTAAAACTTTCCCAAAAACCAGACCTAAGCCAAGTAATAGAAGTTGGTAAAGTAACCAATGTTAAAGATGGTGAAGTATTTAACGACACCGCAGTAAAAGAAGGAGAAGAGTTTAATGTTACTACTGTCTTAGACATTACCCACCTCTCATAAGTTGTATGCCTTTATCATAATCAGCTTGCAACTTAGCTTGTTGCTGAAGATAATTTTGATAAGATTGGGCATTGTTTGCTAAATTTTGCCCATAAGCTTGTACTTCTGAGTTTACTTGAGCACTATACTTATTTAATTCAGCTAAAAATTTTTGTACTAAATCATCGTTATTTTGGATAGTCGCTTGCAACCCATTAGCTTTGTTTTGCAATGCTAATGCTTGGTCTTGAGCTTTATTAAACTTAGCCACATCTGTAGACTGAGCAGATTCTTGCTGTGCATCAGCCGCATCTATCTGAGCCTGTCTTAAGGCTACCTGTAAGTCAGCTTGTTTTTTTGCTAATTCAGCTTGAACATTTGCTTGATACCTAGCATTATCTTTGTTAAATATATTTAATTGGTTTTGCAAAGCAGACCTATAAGCATCTACGTAAGAATTAAGTTTTCCTAACTGCAACTGAGCAAGCTCTGTATCTTCATCTGTTTCAATCATATCGCCTAAAACTTCCCACCAATCAGTAACATCTATTTGGTCAGCATCTGTTCCAGAAGTACCTGCAGTAATAGTAGCCGTAATCTCTTCAGTTGCTCCACCTACAACAGGTGCAGTATAAGAAGGTACATTTCCATCCATATCAGCTTTTGTTACAGAAGATACGGTAACCGAGCCAACTGCAACAGCACTTGCATCTGCATTTGTAGCATCTGAATATGAAACAGTAGCTAAACTAGGTGCACTTGGTGCTGATGCAGATATACTTAAATCTGATTTAATTAATGTATTTAACTTATTACTTAATGCTTTTACAGAAGCATACAATGGGACTAAATATTCATATTCATCTGGAAAATTACTTATAGAAGAATCTCCAAAAGCTACTGCTGGGTTATTAACCTCTAAATATTTACAGCTACCTGAAGCAGGCAAAGCATTTAGCTTACCATTATAAACATAGTAAACAGGGTCTGTAGCTGTAGCCGCTATCATATCGTCACTATCTGATGCTCTACCTCTAAGCAATGCAGGAATCTCTCTGCATGGCTGGTCTATAGTACCATCGTTTCTAGTAACTGATATAACAGAACTAGACTCTAAGGTTTCTGCTTCACTACCAACTGCTGTACTTGTAAATGTATCCTCAGTTGCACAAAGAAACTTCAAAGACCTTGGCATCGCATTGATAACCTCAGCCGCACCATCAGTTAAAAACTGAGTTAACTCAGCTTGAGTAGGGGCACTACTGCCATCTATGTCTAAACTTGTTAATCCTTCTACTTGTGCTTCAAACGTTGCCATTAATTAACACCTGCCTGTCTTACTCTTTCTTTCCACACATTGTTTAACTTTTTTGTTTTTTCTTTCTTCATCTGGTCTATATGACTATCCATACTAACTTCAGAAAATTCTATGTCACTTCTCTTCCCAGCTTCACTCATCATATATAAGTTAGTTGTAAATATAGCTTCAGATGCTTTCTTACCACAAGCTCTGCAGTAGAACCATCTTTCAGGATTTGGATTTTTACAATGTACACAATTCATATTATTCCTTTTTAGATTCGGGGGCTATCCTTTATACGATAACCCCCACAGTTCTAATTACTGCTTAACTTTATTTATTCAGTTTATGCTACGCTTATTCCACCGTCTGCTTTGGTTTGACCTGAAACATAATAGTTTTCACCATCGCACCAAATATCTATAAAGTCTCCTTGGACAGCTACGCCATCTGCAAAGGTTATAGTTGTGCAACCAGCACTATATGGGCCATCGTCGCTTGTGTCAACTTCTAGCTCATTAATACCATTTACAATAATTACATCGGTGTCATCAGCCGCTTTTTCTACAACTGTATAAGAAGCAGAAGCAGGTGCGGCATCAACAACTATTTTGCAGTACCAACCAGCACCAGCATCTTTAATAGCAGGTAATGTAGTAACAAATTCAGTAGCTGAATTAAGCATAAATATCTTACCACTATCTTTTTCTAAAAGCTGGTATGTGGCTCCAAGCTTAACCACTTTCTTTTTGTGACCAAAAGTAGCTTCGCTGTTTTGTTCTAAGTAACTTGCTCTAGCCATTATTAAACTCCTTCTAAGTTGATTAAGTAGTGACTTTCAGGAAGAGAAACTTCCAATCCAGCCTCTGTTAGAATCATATCTTTACGAAGGTCTTCATCAGCAGACTGAACATTAGTCATGATTTGAGTGTCACGATTAACTCCGTTACCTACTAATGGTCTATAAGCTACGTTATCCATATCAACCATACATAAAAATCCAGAAGCAAATCCTCTAAAAAGAGGCTCCTTAACTAGATTCATTGTACCGTGAATAGTCTCAACTTGCAATACAGTATGACCAAAAGAACCAGTTGCTTTTTCCATATTATATCTTAACTGACCTGTAACGGATTGGTCTATAAAAGAAGAATCCATTTTGTTAAAATATGTAATTACAGGTAAACTAGCAAGAGCTAATTTTGAATCAGAACCACCACGAGCAGGGTCATATACTACTTCAAAATCAGATAGTATTCTGTCGTATGTTAGTTCAGATGTTGTAGCAGACCTAAAATAAGGTGCTCCTTCTGAGTATGTCAAATCAAGATTTTCTGTGCTAGGTGTTCCATTAGCAATAATGTGACCTGCTATACCCTCAGTATACTGAGCACCTCCAACGCTTGCACGTTGTCCAAATAACATAGCACGCTCAATATCTACTTTGTGCTCACGAAGTTTAAGATTCCAAATTCTTTGGAAATCATCTGCGTATCCACGATAGCGAGTTGCTCTTGCTGTATTAGACATTTCACAAGCTGTTTTAAAGATTTGAGTAAACCCAAAGTCATTATCAAGCTCTTGAGAAAAAACATCTGGCCCTCCAGAACCTTCAGTAAAGGATGTACCAATAACAGTACATTTAGCATCATTAATGTTTACTCCTCCATCTGAGCCAGCTATTGTTTTCATTGTTAACTGACCGCTTTCAGGCTTAGACTCAACTCTAAGTATTACAGTATTAGGTGCGTTAGCCGCTGTTTCTTGACCAACTGCAACCACCATACCTTTAAGCAACCAATCAACTGTTGCTCCGTCTATATTATAGACAGCTGATAATCCTGCCGCTGGGATAGTAACATCCCCGTTAATTAAGAAAGAACGATCGGTCATTTGAATTTTAGTTCTGTCTTCTAAAAATCGGAATTGAGGGTCATCCGTAGGAACTTTAGCTACCTTAGAGAGATACACGAAAAAAGGTGATTCATCTGGAGCCAACTCCGCTACACGGTCTGAGAAATTGAACAGTCTCCGAGTGTGAAAGCCTGAAGCGGCTGTACCCGGGTCGCCAACATTCACAATTCCTTGTTTGTAAGTTGCCATTTAGGACTCCTTGTTATATTTGTTTTCTATTTGAAATGTTCATAACGCCCTTCCAAACATCTTCTAATTCATTAGGTTGTTCAGGAGCAGAACCTTGAACTACACCAGCCGTAGTTGGAATAGTCTTAGTCTTTTGAACAGCTTCTAAGTTTGGCGAAACTTTTTCTTCTCCACCTTTATGTCTTCTGTATACATCTACTAACATATCCAAAGGAAGTTCTTCCCTAGGAGTAGTAGCAAACTGTATAAAGTCATCAGCCATATTCGGGTCTGTAATGCCATGCTTAGTAGCTAGGTCTTGCTTAAGGTTGTTAATTGCCATTTGTTGCTGAAACCCTGCCATCTGTTCTTGAACAGCTTGTTGAGCAACAGCTTTTTCTTGTTGCACCCTCATCTCATAAGAGGGAGAACCCGGCTTGTAATAAGCTTCCCAAGGGTCAAAAGAATCTTCTGTAACCTTTGGTTCTTCTTGCTTACTAGCCGTATTACCACTAAGTGTGTTTCTCATAGCCTCAACAACATCGGGTCTGTCTTGTAAAACTTTTCCCAACTGTTGATACTTACGAAGCTCCTCGATTTCATTATTAAGCTTATCATAATCAGCAGATTTCTTGTCATACATTGATTGAAACTTCTTAGCTTCATCTACAACTTCTTCTCCTGCAGGTGCTGGAGCTTCTCCTCCTACCTGTTCTGGCTCAACAACTTGTTCTAAAACTTCGCCTTCCACGCCTTCTATTGCGGTATTTTCGTGCATAGTGTCTTCCATTATATTCCTCGATTTCTTTTAGTTAGCATCACCTAATTAAAGATGTCTGTAAAAGCAGAACCGGGAATTGTTCCCACTACTTCTGTTTTCATTAGCTTACAGCCTGTGTTTCTGAATCAACAATTCTTTTTAGATTATCAACTTGAACCTTAGTTTTAAACTTGGTATCATTCTTGATTTCATTAAGCCTGCTCTTGAACTTCTCAGTTTCAGCCCTCTTTCTTGAATTAAGCGTTTCACGCTCTGCAGTCTGGAGGTCTCCACTAAGTTTCTTAACTTGGCCTTCGAGTTGTTTGATATAAGATTGCATCTGAGCCATTTGGCCCTTTCGCTGTAAGACACCTTCTTTGTCAAAGATTTCAGTTTTCTTTAAAACCTCGACATCATCTACCAGATTCATTCTAAACGCCTCAAGGTAAAGCTGATACTCAGCCATTCTATTTGAGGGTAGAGTTGAACCGGATATGATTCTCACATCATAATGCCCCACCGTGATGTTATTTGTGATGGCATTAATTTCCTGACTTTTGTCATCGTACATATTTACCGTAAACTG